AGACCAACCAGTCCACGTAGTAGGCTTACCCATGTCATCCGTCGGCGTTTTTGTTGCGGCCAAAGTTGCCTGCGACGAGGTTGAGCGCCCATAATATTTTGGACACAATAGCGTCATCGGCCTTGGTCGGGGTTAAGGCAGTGACCGCAGTCGCGGCAGTCACAATTGTTGTGATAGCGGTCAGCCATGCAGGCAGATCGCCAAACCAAGTTATTAAATTTTCCATTCTATTTCCTTTTAAAAAAGTGAATCAAAAACAACGGTAAGTATCCCGACCACCAAAGTGCCAATGATGAGCCAGGCCAATTTCTCCCAACGCTCCCTCAGAGCGCGAAGTTCTGTATGCGCCTCCCTCCATCGTTCACCGCATTCCTTCTCATGTCGGTCGATCCGGTCCAGCGCTGCCAGCGCAATCTGAGTTGGCGTTTTTCTTGTTGTCATCTTTTGTCCAGTTCCCGATCGCGCATGGAGTTTATTATCTGCCAGAGCGAGGTAATATTTTTCTGCATCACCGTAAGGTTTGCGTCGTAGTTCGCCTGCAGCCGGATGTGTTCCTTGGCCGTGGTCTCCGCGTTGTCGGAGACTTTCTCAAGGTGCCCTGTGACACTGTCCAGATCCTTGATGACTTCAGACAGCTTTTCTTTCGTGCGGGTGGCCCAGACAACCAGGATGCCCAGCGCCAGGATTTGATGCCAGTATTGTGTGAGCCAGCTGAAGCCTTCCATTATGTGTCATGTCCAGGCACAGCGATAATCGCCTCTAGTTCGCGTGGGCCGTACTGCCACGTCAGGCCGCCGCCCGGTGCAGGCACAATGCACAGGACGTCGACGATTGGGTTGCCGTCCAGGTAATTCGTGAACCGCCGGGCGGTCACCACTGCAACCGTGGGCTGGTGTCGGCTATGGAACACGCGCACCACTGCCATCTCAGCGTCCGTCAGGCTGTTGTGTTCCAGAAATCGCTGCGTCGGGCCAGGGCCGAGGTCAACAAACTTCGCCTGCCACCGATACTCGAAGAATTGGGTTATGCCTTCGAGCAGCTTATCCTGGCCGCAAGGGCTGGAGGACTGGCGTTGCTCATGCTCATTTTCCTGACTAGCCGCCGGGGGGATGGCAAAAAAAAAGGCCGCTAGTGCGACCGATGCGAATACAAATTTCTTGACCATATCAAACCTCTACAAGTGGCGCCCTCCGTGTTACTGCGTGCCGCGGGATTGCGAGCAGGTTATCAAATTTCGGCGGTCGGTTATCATCCCGGCTTTGGCCCAGGGTGATTGCTCTTTTCGTTTCTTTCACCAAAAACCCAACACTGGTGATCCTGGCCGGTTCCAGGTCGCCCGCATTTTCCGACCAGGTTCCGTCGGAGCCCGCAGCGTCGGTCCATTCAACGACAATAATTTCCATCAGTCATACTCTATTACTCCGGTTCAGTGGGCCAAGTAAACGAATCAGGCCATGTCAGCATATCTGTTGTTGCTGGTAAATCTCTTAAAACTTGTCTGTACGTCTCCCATTCCACTTTCTTATCATTAGCTAAAGGAGAAGAATGATCTGATGCTTGTGTCCAATCAGAATCTATAAGTTTTTCGTTTCTTTCTCCCCGTAAATGTCCCATATGGCTTTCATCCCGTGCGATCTTCTCCTCTGGGGTCATATCTCTTACACGATGCACTAAAGTAACTCTATTTTCTTCGACAGTAACTACATCTGTATCGTATACTTGATTATAGGTAGCAGTAACAAATGTTTCCGCTATAGGGAGCCACCCAAGAGTCTTGAGATGGGCATCATTACCATTTAATAGATGCAAATTAGATGTGTTACCCCAACTCTTAGGTAATGCACCCAGATAATCTACGCTGCCATCGTCTTTAACGTGTGCATACATCGCAACTGCTCCTTGATCTTCATAAATGGCTCTTCCCAACTTCCGTACTTCTGTTGGCGGAAAAGTGTGGCGCTATCATAGTAAGGTGTCACGTTTCCTGGTAACGCCCACAGATAATATGACAAAACAGGAACTACAATCCACGTTTCAACCCCCATCGCTGCTGACAAATGTGCAACGCTGGTGCAAGAACTTATTACCAATTCACATTGGCTGATTGACTTTCTGGTAGTTTGCCAATCCTCCAACGGAGCTTGCTTCATCCATCCCGGTTTTAATTCCGCATCTTTATCTCTCTGCAACGAAACACAATCGTACCCTTTTACCGCATCAAACATTAAATCAGCGGGGAAGAACCTGTGCTGCTCATGTTCAAACTTTGGATTGCCGCTCCACCTTACACCTATGCGTCCCGCTACTGGATCAGCGGTGCGTTCAATATAAGGTTCCCCTTTTAAATCTTCATACTCGTATCCGAAAGGAACTACTGCCGACATCGAAGGAAGCCAATAATCATGGTACGCGCCACATGCTGCATCGTGTTCCACTACTGCAAACCTTTCTGCAAACAGGGGAGCTAATTCAGGAGAACAGGAAATCACCACTCGATTACCATACTCCTGTAAATCAAAAGCAAACCGATAGCTCTTAATCTGATCACCTAAACCACCTTCCAAACTTAACAAGACAGTACCTTCTTCTCTATTCCAAATAGGTTGCTTGGAGCCTATATGTCTATTTCCGAATACGTCCTCAAATCGTCCTTTATCTAAAAGTTTGTGCCCTTCCAATAGCTTGCCTTGACGTAATAAATACCAGCCACGATTAAATGCTGCTCGTGGACAGGTTGGAGTTTCCTTTTCCAGTTGTTGAGCAATCAACCAACCCTTATCAAAATCTCCATGAATACCAGCTTCAAGTTGTTTATCTAATAAACCCATTTCAAGACTTTCTAATAGCTAATTTTATGCTACTAGTAGTCCGTCCACCTCCACCTGCATTACTAATACATATCCAATCTGTTAAAGTTCCAACTTGCACAGGAGAAGATTGTGCAGCAGTTTCTCCTGTTCCAGAAGTACCATCACCACCACTACCTCCTATTGACCACAAGGCTCCATCAGTTGTTATTGCATGGAATCTATTATAAGCACACCCATGTCCTGCATTAGCATAAGATTTGTCACTTGCTTGAACTGGAGAAGAATATGTAGTTACATTATTTGTACCTAAAAACCCATTATCATTTCTCCCAGCACCGTATCCCTCTCCATTAGTTTTACCAAATACCATAGATGATGCCCCTCCTCCTGCCCATGCCCAATCTGTAGCCGTACCCATTTGCACAGGAGAAGAGGAGTTAGAAGTATCTCCAAAACCTAACATTCCCCATCCATTGTTGGTTCCCCATGAGTACATTTTCCCAGTAGTTTTTTCTACTCCAGCAATTGCATTGCTCGGACCAGCCCCTATGTATGTGAAATATTTATCAGTGACCTGTATGGGTGGACCTGGACTATTTAATGCAGTTCCTGCTCCAACGAAAGCATTGCCCCCTTTCCCCCACATCCATAGTTCCCCGTTTGTTTTCAAACAATAGCAATAAGTATTACCGGCGCCAAGATAGGGAGACCAGTCTGTATCTGTTCCTACTTGTACAGGAGAAGAATATATTCCACTGGAATGTCCATTTGCATCGTTATCCCCCCATCCCCACAAAGTTCCGTCAGTTTTAGTAGCACACATACTTTGTGTTTTTGCATTAGTCACACTTCTCCAATCTGTTAAAGAGCCAACTTGTACAGGAGAAGAATAATTAGTGGTATTATTATGTCCTAGTTGACCATAAGTAGCAGACCCCCAAGTCCATAGAGTACCGTCTGCTTTAACAGCTGCCGATGCAAGATCAGAATTAGTAATTCGGCATTCTGTTGCATAAACATCAGTTACATCTAATTCTCCAAAGAAGGCAGTTCCTATTTGAACAGGAGAACTTCTATTAGTTACAGTACCGTCTCCTACTGATCCACCTCCACCATCTCCCCATGCAAACAACTCATAAGTAGACGTTCCTGTAAATTCAAGAGTATTGATTTTTTCTATGTTATCATCAGTTAAGGTATTAACCTTTTCGATGTCCGCTATAGCGATGGTGTCTAATTTTTCAACTTCGTTTGCCATTATGCGTGCTCAATTACATCCATACTTGGGTTTATGTAAACAACGTCAGGCGAAAGTGCCACACCAACAACTAAAACAAATGCACCGTCTGTACTTGGTGCTGTATGAGTCATAGCTCCTGCCGTTTCTGATAAATAAAGAGTAGACCCCGCAGTCCAGGTCCACGTATCGTCACGGATAAATCCATGTAACAATATCGTACCAGTAGCGGTGTCACTAATAGCCGCAGGAGCGATACCTATTACTCTAGCAGTAGCATATCCACTCGCATCTGCCTCCACTACTTCCTGTGTTGTCGTATGAATACAGACTAAATCGAATGCCGATATTGCCCCCCCAGCCAACATTTGTGCTGTTAGACCTGTATAGGTATGGTCTGCTCCTGCAAGTAACGGGGTTGAAATATCCACAGAACTTGCATCTGAGAGACTCACATTACCAGCTACCGATACGCCGGAAGCGGGCGTCGTTCCGCCGATAGCTCCAGGCGCAGCCAACTTTGCCGTCACATTGGCAGGGGTAACAGCACGCGCTGTATCAGAGCCGGTTACAGCTTCGGCGTCTGTGGCAAGTTCGACAACGCCCTTGTTTGTGGTGCTGGCATCCTCACCAGAGTATGT